CTTGAATTAGTAAATTTAATAACAGTTTTAACACCACTTGTATCTGTTAAAGTTTGACTTGTTACTGTATCTGCCATTTTAACTTGCTGTAAATCCTGTTTCCTTTTTAAATTCTAATATTAAATTATATTTTTTTACATTACTATCAGATGTTAATAAAACATCGCCATTGGGGATTGATGTAGTGGATGATATTTCTTTATTTTTTTCAGATGGAATTAATCCATAATTCCCATAACCAGATAATTCAAGTATTTCTTCATCAACTTCGGCATCCCAATATAAATTAATCTTTCCTGTTCCTTGTATTTCATAATGAATATTTTCAATACTTAATCTAGGAGAACTATCTGCTTTATTTAATTTTGAAACATCAAGAAGAATCCACCTATACCACTAACTGAAGTGATGACTTTATTTGTATCATCTACATTATTTGTGGTTGTGATAGACATTACTCAACAGAATCAAAATCAGCATCTTTTTTTAATTCTAAAACAATATATCCGGTGCAAGAACCTGTTCCTGCAATACTAACATCTCCTGATGTAGCAGTAACATTTGTAGCATTGTTTGATATTGCTGGTCCTGCATATTCACCTGCTCCTGTTACTGTTATAGCAGTTGTATCAGATGAAGAGCCAACAAATTTTATTGTAGCACCATCATCAGCAGCTGCGGATATTCCATACCAAATATGTGAAATAGATAGTTTAGCACCATTATTATGTCCTGTTAATGCACTAGCATCAACAGCAGTTCCACCGGTACTTTCACCAGTAAAATCACATATTACTGTTGTTGTGTGAGTTGTGTCTTTTAATGTTCTCGTAGCAAAAGCCATTAAGCCTCCCTTTGTAATTCTAAATTAATCTCTTTGTCAATATAATTTTGTAAATCTTTTTCATTTACTTTATATTTAATAACTGCCTCTTTAATTTTCTTATCAAGGTCTTTTATTAATTCGTTTTCATCAATATTTGTTAAAATTGTTCCAACTACTTTTTTCATTCTTGGTGACAATTCATTATAACATTGAGAATTTTCTAAAAAATCTTTTTTTCTAAATTCATTAAGAAGATTGCTTAGTAATCTTTTTTTTGTCATCTGATTCAGCCTTTGTATCAACGGTACCTTTTTCAGGTGTTGCCATTATTGTTTTTGCTAAACCTTGTCGTCTAGCATCTAAAGCTGCGCCAATTTTATCTTTCAAAGCATCTTTAAAAAATTCAACTGATTTTGCCTTACTGCCTTTATCATCTACGACAGAATTAACAAATTTCTCTACACCGTTTTCTTTTTCTTTTGGCATAATACTATTTATCTCCTAAATTAATATTTTCCAGAACTAATATCATCTCCTGATTGAGGACCTGAAATAATTCCTTTATCTATTTCATCTTTTATTTGATTATCTTGTTCTTTTATATCAAGAGTTGATTGTTTTAAAATATGTCTACGAACATAATCAGCAGAAAAATATTTTCCAACATATTGTTGAACTTCTTGACATAATCTTATTCTTTCAGTTAACATTTCAGAATCTTTTAATTCAGCAAAATGTCCATCTTTCAAGAAATCATAATTTATATAATCTACCATACTTTCCCAATCTTCTACTGTTAAAACACCTTTTAATATTAATTGAGTTTGTAAAAGGTCATTAAATAATTCTGTAAATTTTTTTCTTAATCTTTGAACAAATTTTGTAAATTTTAATTCATCTCTTGTTATTTCTTGAGCACGACCTAAAGCAAATCCTGAACTTGGTTCTAATCTTGATACAGGAACATTAAGAGAACGATATAATTTTCTTTGAAAATATTCTATATCTGCAATCTCTCCTAAATTATTTCCACCTGGTAAAGTTGTTATGTCAGTTCCTCTACCACCTTCTCTTGATGGTAGCCAAAAATCTTCTAACATAGACATATAATTTCTGTCATCTCTTATTTCACCTGTGCTAGCATCATAAACAAGTTTGTTACGATAACGATTCATAACATCTTTTAAATATTGTTCTGCTTTAACTTTTGGTAAATTACCAACATCAATTTTAAAAATTCTTCTTTCTGGTGCTCTAGCAATTCTGTAAATAACAACAGCATCTTCAATCATACGAAGTTGATTTACAGGTTTAATTGCTTTATGTAAATATGATAAGACAAGATTTTTAGTTTGGTCTATAATTCCTGAAGGACAATATGAAATTGAATCAACGGCTACTCTTGCGCCTGTGGCATTAGTATTGTCAATACCTTTTGGATTATATATATAATATTCTTCAAAATCTTCTATAATGTCAATACCTTTAGCAGAGGCTGCTCTATTTTTTTGAATTTCCCTAACTTTTTTAATCTTCATAGGGTCAATATATCTTAATTCTGTTATTCCTTTTCTAGGACTTTTTCTATCAATAACTTTATGATAATATACTCTGCCATCAACATACCATCTACGGAAAATATCGTGGCCTTTTGTATTAAATGCTAATAAATTTAAAATTTCGTCAAATTCTTGACTCATTTTTAGTTTTACATCATCAGAAAAACCAATATTATCTACATTTATTCTTACTGATTTTATAGTTTCATCAGCAACAATTGCTTCATTGATAATATCCTCTACTGCCATATCACATTCTGGATGTAGTGAAACTTCTCTATATCTTTGTATTAAATCAGCTTCGGATTTGGCCGTCCCCTCTTGGTCTAGGTATTGACCAAAAAAACCACCAGCAGTAACGACGGAAGTTCCATCGTCAGCTACTGGCGGTGTAAAAGCTTGTTGCGGATCGGGAACCTTTTTGGCTCTCTCGATTTTGAAACCGAATAATTCCATTATGTTTCCTTTTTATTATGTAGTAGTATTGCTTTCAAAAAACTGATACCTGAAACTTACTTCAAATTGTTCAATTTCGGCTTGAGCATCATAACTTAAATCAATTGAAGCTATTGAAAGTGGAAAACATCCTCTTAAAGTATAAGATTTAACTGTATTTCCATTTCTGTCCAAGTGGTCAATAAAAGCATCAACTTGATAATCTGCAGGATTTGTTAATCCTTCATTATCTGACATATTATTAATTCCGTTATGCCATCTTTCGAAAGCATTACGAAGTAAAAAGTCAGTATCATTATAGACCGTTACCGGCCAAGGTTCAAATGTTCGGTCGCCAGCGATATAGATAGGTCTTCCTCTAAACATAACAGGAACCTCTTCTACGGTCATAGCAGGCAATTGAGTTCCACGGCACATAAATGCCAGTGTTTCAATTTCACCACCTACTTGAGCAAAACCAGGAAAAGGTAATACTACCTTAAACTGATTGGCTCTTGCACCACCACCGGCTAATTTAGCTTTGAAATCATTAATATTTGGCATGTTTCTATTCCCCTATTAACCAGCGACTTCTTCGAAAGCCACTCCTGTTCGTGTTGCGATAAATTTTAAAGTAATAAAGTTGATAGAACGAGCAGGTTTAACATATATATCTGCTACAAATTCATTTCTATCTATAACACTTCCTGGGTTGTTTGTTTCATCACACACAACCAAAAAGTCAGTAATACCTCTACGACCTTGCACATCTCTCAAAAATGGTTCGATTACATTTCTGAAATTAGCTCTTGTAAATTCATCATTAAACTCGAAGAGCTGAAATTTAGCCGCTGT